TCCCCGCCAATCTCTTGTATTGTGTCACCTTCAAGGCAACCTATATCTCTTGTGATTGGCTGCAGATTAAAGTCTGCAATTGTGTTACCAAGTAACTGCTGAATGTTTTTCTCTGTAAAGATAATCAACTGATTACGAAAAACAACCAGTCCTGTAATTGTGCCACCTACATTGATGGAACCTGAACCTGCCGCTACATCAAAGCTGCTATCGGCATATGGTGCAGTAAACGATAGAACAGAACCCTTACCAAAGAATAGTGACTTCTTGTGTTCTACTACATGTGTAGCACTTACTACATCTGCTGGTGCATCATTCAGTACAATAAAGTCGTTATCATCGTATAGTGCGGGAGCATTTGCTCCATCTACTATTGCTATCTTTTCAGTGCCACTAAAGTTATATTTAGCAAAACGTACTTTAGATGCGCCTTCTCTATTGATAGAGATAAATGTAATTACAGCATCATTTGCTGGGCTAGTTGCAAGTGCTGGGTTAATGGCTAATGTTGCTGCCCCACTTGTTACAACTGCATCTGCAGTTAAGGTATATACAAGGTCAATGCCTGCAACTTTAAATACATCACCCGCTTGCGGTATACCTGTAATGCCATCTACAACAAGGCTAGTTCCTGTTTGGGCTGCACCATCTACAAGTGGTGCGCCATAGTCATAGACATTTATCTTTGTAAAGCCACTGCCCGATGTTTTGAACACATCTGCATTTTTAGCTACGACAGCTTGGTCTTCCCAGCTTGCTACACCAATTGCATTATAATCAGATACAGTGCTTACAAAGGTAACTACGTCTGCGTTTGATGGATTAACCACCATTGTCTGGTCTAGCGTAAGTGTTGCTCTGTTATTTGTAGCATCAAAAGATACGCCACCAGATGCTATAGTATATCTAAACGAAAGTACTGCGTTATCTGCAGGTGCTACTACAATAGCTGGTGTAATTGTCAGAGTAGATGCTGTACCTACAAGAGCCGTTGCTGCACTGACTGTGTATACTGTTGTGTCACCTGCAATAGTAAATGTATCGTTTGCTGATGGTGCTACATCTAAACCGTCTACGTCTAGGCTTGTGCCTGTTTGCGCTGCACCGTCTACTTCACCACCGTCTAGTGAAAATCCATCACCTGCTTCGGGTGTAGTGTGTATTGCGCCTACAATTAAGCCAGTGCCGCTTTGTCCATCACCGTGTACAACAGGCTCACCATAAGGCGGTATAATTGCTGGGTCATACTTATCGTAGCCTTCAATGCGCCTGTAACCACCCTCAATGGATGGTTCAAAGTTACGAAGAATACGAGCAGAACCGGGTGCATTTATGCCCTGTTGTAAAGGACTTAAATTTGTTACTAAACCACCACGAAATTCTACAGGATAAGTTTGCCATTTGTCCATTACAACGGAAGCCTTGAATAGCCTGTTCTACCGCCCCCACCAGTGTTTTGCACAATTAGATAAGAACGTACATAATTATAACGATTGATTAGCATAGACTTCATGTGCGAAATACCTTCTTCAAACTTCTCTTTAGCAACCAAAGCATCTTGTGTATTGCCACGGAAAAGATAGGCATAGTGCATTGCACCGTCTACAATAATATGTCTAAACCGTTCAGGAATAACTGGCACATCATCATACAATGCCAAGTCTACAGGAATACGATAATATTCATATATGAGTTTATATGCATTATTTGGTACAGGAGTTACAATATATTCAAGAGATGGTGCTTGAGATATAAACTGAGGAACACCCTGTCCTATAGTTGTTGAAGAACTATTATACTCTTGATCTACAAACTTGTCAAGATATTCTTCATAAGATAAAATAGGTAATTTTACTGTGTTGTTACCTAGTGTAGTGTCTTCTTTAATTCTAAATGTATCAAAATCAATTACTTTACAGTCTGTGGGAAAAGGATAACGTGATACACCTACCGATAAAGTGTCTTCTTGTTCTACATGATTATAAGGCCACTCGTACTGTGACTGATTGATATAACGAATTGAAGCATTGACTGCATCTTTTGCTTGCCCATAAAATCCGACAGCAGTAGCAAAGTTTGCAGAAGTTAGTTCAACTTCATTTAAGCGTCTGTTAATGTCATTTACTAGACCAAGAAATTCATACGCCATATGTTTTACTTCTCTCTAATACGTAGCTTAATAGTACGCTCTGCTGTACTGCCTGTGCTATCTGTCATGCGACACGTAAATGTATACTCTCTATTATTTACACCACTACCCAGATTAATTGTAGCCACTGTTGATGTATTTGATTGAGAAACATTTTGAATACTGTCAGTAACTGTACCACCAGAAGCGGTTGTTAAATCTTGTCCAGATGCAAGGAGTGTCTTGCCAATGCTATCTGTTTGCACATACCATTGTACAGAACTAATTGTTGCAGTATCAAGAAAACGTGACCAATCAGCACTGTAGTCAAGTGTTTCATCTTTATCTTTAATAGGCCAGCGATACGACATTTATTATAACTCCGTTATCATCACAGTACGTTCAGCAGATGTAGATTGTCTTTCTATATAAACAGTTCTGCTTTCAAACTTAATCAGTACCGTTCTGTCATCTGAAGTTGTACCACGAGGAATATACACTTTCCTGCTTTCAAACGGTATATCTATTGTTCTTTCTGCTGCTGTAGTCATTATGCTGCTCGTGGTATTTTAATTGTTCTAGCACGACTGTATTGATTTGCTACAGCTTGGAAATTAAATACTTCAGCAGTTTTTATGATTGTTCCTAATGCTGTTGTGCCTTGTACTCCTGTAATACCTGCTGTGGTATATAAAGTTAATGTTCCAACAGAGCCAGTAGCACTTACACCAGATACAGGTTCTGTTGTTTTTGCCTCTGCGCTTCCAAATGAAGCGATAGCCGACACACCTGTAAGACTAATAGAAAAGCTAACTATAGGTTGTGGTGTACCAATAGAACCTATTGCAGATACGCCGCTAGGCTTTTCATCTATATTAGGCTTAACAGTACCAACTAAACTTGTGGCACTAACACTATTTAAAACCTCTGTTGGTTTTTCTTCTACAGTATTTACCGAACCAGTTGCCTGAACACCTGTAATCGGAACAGCTAAGTTTACAGATAGTGTTCCTATTGAACCTGTAGCTGAAACACTATTAAGTAGTTCTGTAGGCTTTTCTTCTACACTATTAACTGTGCCTGTTGCTTCAACACCAGATAGCGTTACAGTATTGCTTATGCTTACAGTTCCAATAGAACCCAAAGCAGATACAGAAGCTAGTGTTTCGACTATATTAACTGTTACAGAATTTACAGCAGATACTGCAGATACACTATTTAGTTTTTCTGACAGGTCAATTTCAAATCCTGTCGTAGCTACTGGTTCAATAGACCCTGTAGCACCTACTCCTGTTAAAGCAACATTAGGTGATATAACCCCGTAAGAAGCTGCTCCATATTGGGCAACTCCATAGATAGCATCTGCGGAGTCGTAAAACGACATGTTAGGCTATCCGAATAACGGCATTACTCGCATCAGCGGCAGGAAATTCAATAGTTAAGTCACCAGCAGTAGCACTTACTGTGCCACCAAAATCAATTACAGCGATTGCCTTGTTAGCTTGTCCTGCGTTGTAAATAATACAACCGTCAGCAGACACAGTAACGTCAGCAAATACTTCGTCTGTAAAATCAACAATAGCGGTAGAACCATCAAGCGAAATAGTTGCGCCATCAAGTACCTGACCGCCAGCGGAATAGTTTGTACCTGATGCCTCATCAGAGTTACCAGTTACGTCAGAATAATTAGTTGTGCTGGCATTATATGTGCCAGCAGGTGATGCTTTAATTAGAGCAAGTTTCAAGGAGTCTGTATCCAAATCATGGACACCGCCAAGAAGTTCTGTCTTAAAGCTGTTACACATTGCAGTTGTGATTGCCATGATTTGTGCGTCCTTTATTAAATCTCATAGAAGTGAGGGGGCAAGTTGCC